GTCATCCACGACCCTAATAACTCGGAGAATTTAATGCCCAATTACGTATCACCAGAAGAACAAAAAATAGAAAATCTAAGACCAAAACATAATTTGGTAGAAGAGGCACCATACCATCCTGGGTATGAAGACGCAGCCGTAGCCAATATTGTTGCCGGTGCAGAACAACAAGGCGATGATGATAAGGACTATAAAGAAAGCAATCTTGCTGATTATATTCGCTTTAAAATGCGTCGCGAAGGCAAACGCTTTTGGGCAGGTGACAATATCAGCGACTACATCACAGAAGAAGACAAAGCTCAGTTGATCAACGAAGCTACAGAAGCATTTGAAGTAGTATTAGATCGATTACTAATTGATCGTGAAACAGATCCAAATAGTCAAGGCACAGCACGTCGCCTTGCTAAAATGTACTTTAACGAAATTATGGAGGGCAGATATGCTCCAGCGCCTGATGCAACAGCTTTTCCGAATGATTCAGAAGATAGATATGAGGGCATGCTTGTGGTTCGCAGTGAACTACGTTCTATGTGTAGTCATCACCACCAGCCTGTTAGTGGTGTCGCTTATATTGGTATTATCGCTGCCAACAAACTTATTGGTCTTAGTAAGTATACTCGTATTGCTCAGTGGTGTGCTCGTCGTGGTACTCTTCAAGAGGAACTTTGTAATGATATTGCACGAGAAATATCCCGAGCTACCGATTCCGATAACATTGGTGTATACATACAAGCTGTCCACGGATGTTGCGAAAACAGAGGAATAATGGCACACAGTAGTCTAACACAGACTACAGTACTTAAAGGTGCTTTCCAAACCGATCCAGCAACTAAGAAAGAGTTTATGGATAATATTAAGCTACAACAGGAATTTGCTCCAAGATGACCACTAAAGTATATTACAGCGAAAAGACCATTAAAGAATGGATTCATAATATCATGCGCGAAATGCGGGCCGATGGATGGACTCCGGACTACATTGTAGGACTTACTCGCGGCGGGCTTACACCTGCATCGATGTTGAGCTATTACTTAGATGTTCATATGTATACCTTGGATGTGCGTCTACGTGAAGGTGATGGCACTGGCCCAGAAAGCAACTTATGGATGGCCGAAGATGCATTTGGCTACAATGATGCTACTGTAGATGGTGATCCTCCACGTAGTCAACGTGGTAAAAACATTCTTATTGTTGATGACATTAATGATACGGGTGCTACACTAAACTGGATTCGAGAAGATTGGCAAGGCGGTTGCTTGCCCAGCGACCCAAGATGGGAAAACATTTGGGGCGATAATGTTCGTTTTGCTACATTAGTTGACAATGCTGCAAGTGATTTTAAATATGTCGACTATGTAGGTACTACCATCAACAAATTAGAAAATCCAATTTGGATAGTATTCCCCTGGGAAGAGTGGTGGAGATAAGTGATTATTGAACTGATAGGAACTTGGTTGCTTGTGGGATTTGTCAGTGCCATTGGGTGGAATGTTGCCGATGAAACTGTTAATAAACCATACCTTGATCCGTATATTGCTAAAAAGATGGGTGATAAGACTGGCAAAGTAGATTCTGCCGAGAAACCAAATCCACCAGTTGTACAAGATAAATAACAGTATCCCCCCACAAACAGCGGTCTTTCGGCGTCAACCCGCTATACAAATTCTGCAAGCCTATGCTATAATCTAACATAGGAGAATTATAATGAGCATTCAAGAACCAGTTGTAAAAGAAATCATGCGGCGGTATGACATTCTTGCCAGTCAAGACCCTGCAGAACTACGCAGTTTGATGTTGACCAGTCGTATCATGTTTAGAGCAAAATTGGCCTTAATAGGCTATCCATTTCAAAATCCACCTGGATGGATGGATGATGAATATCTCAAACCAGTCATGGATCTTGACACTTTCCATAGTGATCTATACGATCCGATAATCCACGGACTATACAGTCAAATGCTTGCAAAACTCACAAAGGAGAAAGCATAATGGCAAAATATTACTCAACAAAAACATACGGCACTGATCGCGGATTAAGTTGCTGTTTCCGTCAGTGGCGTGCCACACACAGTCATTGCAGTACCCTACATGGCTACTCAATTGGCATTAAACTGATCTTTGAATCGGATACCTTAGATTCAAGAAATTGGGTAATGGACTTCGGTGGACTCAAACTATTCAAAGAATGGGCCGATTACATGTTCGATCATACCTTGGTCATCGCCGAAGATGATCCCCATTTAGAAACTTTCAAACAACTCGATTCCATTGGCGGAGGGTTCAACGATTCGGGTGTGTGTGATCTACGCATTGTGCCCGGAGTAGGTTGCGAAATGTTTGCTCGGATGTGCTATGACAAAATGGCCGAGCTGTTAGAACAGTTGAAAACTGGTTCAGATCGCTATCCAGTGCTACACGGAGTGCGTCTTAAGAGTGCTGAAGTGTTTGAACATGACGCCAACTCAGCTATCTATGAGGGCTGATCAATTTAATGATCAAAAAAATTGTTTCTTTTGGTGACAGCTTTATATTTGGCACAGAATTAAAGAACAATACCAATGGATCACAGGCATGGCCCGGTTTAATTGCCGCCCAACTCGGTTGCGAGTACGAAACACGGGCCATAGCCAGTTGTGGCAATGATCATATCGCTCGTCAGGTTTATTCTTATTTTTCAACCAATGATAAAAATGTATTAGCTGTTATAAATTGGACCTGGATAGAAAGATTTGATTTCTATGTCGGTCCTCCACATGAACGGTGGACTACTTTAGGAACAGCCTGTGTACCACAGACCCTTGCATGGTTGAACAATAATGATCAGGCCGTTGATATATTAGATTTTTATCGAGACTTTGGTCGTAGTGTAGTATGGAATAAGTTTCGCAATTTACAAACCATTAATTCGGTTCAAAGTTATTTAAAATTGCAGGGCATTCCAAGTATACAAACCTATATGGACTATGCCTTGTTTGATCAAACCCACGAGCCACTGAATCCTGATTATGTTAAAGAACTACAGTCTATTGTAAAACCAAATTTGAGTTTATTTGACAATGATTTGAATTTTTTAGATTGGGCAAGAAATCAAGGATTTGATATAACAGATCCGTGGCTACATCCATTAGAACCATCGCACGAAGTTGCTGCCAATTTATGGTTAGAAAGATACAGAGAAAAATTAAATGAATGACAAGATAAATGAAATCTTAGACATACTTCAAGAAGAGTGTGCCGAAGTAATTGTTGCTATTAGTAAGATACGCCGTTTTGGTATAGATAACTCATATAAAGAAGGCGGAACCCAGCGTGAGCACTTGACACAAGAGTTGGGAGATGTTACACTATTAATTGAACTATTACAGGCACATGGTGTGTTTAAAGCAGATGAATTACACGAAGCACAGCTACGCAAATCAATCAAATTAACTAAATGGTCAAAGATATATGAGCAAGATTAAAATAGCAGAGTTATTCTATAGTATACAAGGCGAAGGACGCTATATGGGTGTTCCTTCGGTATTCTTACGTACATTTGGTTGTAATTTTAAATGTGCTGGCTTTGGTATGCCACGTGGAGAATTAAGTGAAGAAGCAAACAATGTTAATCCAGACAGTTATAAGAAGTATGAGGATCTTCCACTGGTATCTACCGGTTGTGATAGTTATGCTTCTTGGGATCCTCGTTTTAAGGATCTTAGTCCAATGCTTGAGTCGGATGCTATTGTAGAACGTATTATGGAAATACTTCCACATGGAGAATGGCGTGATGAGCATTTAGTTATTACGGGTGGTGAACCTTTGTTAGGTTGGCAACGTGCTTATCCAGACCTGTTAGATCATCCCAAGATGGCAGGCTTGAAAGAAATTACTTTTGAAACAAACGGTACTCAAAAACTAACAGACGATTTTAAGAAATATCTCTTTGCATGGAAAAAACAAAATCCCGAAAGAGAAATTACGTTCAGTGTCAGTGCTAAACTACCATGTAGCGGCGAAGCCTGGGAAGATGCTATACAGCCCAAAATTGTCAGCGAATACGAATGGTATGGTACAGCTTATTTAAAATTTGTTATTGCCACAGAACAAGACTTTGCCGACGCAGAATGTGCTATTGGAGCATATCGTGCTGATGGTTTCAGCGGACATGTATATCTAATGCCAGTTGGTGGTGTGGAAACGGTTTACGCTCTGAACAATCGCCGAGTGGCAGATTTGGCAATGTCAAAAGGTCTACGCTACAGTGATAGACTTCAGGTACCACTATTTAAGAACGAGTGGGGCACTTGATTGTTCCCACAAGGTCTTTATACTATGCCAATACCAGGAATGATACACAAACCGTACGATTCATTTAATGATCGTGCGTATTGGAGATTAAAGTTTTTGTGGTTACCAAAGCGTAGTGCTTTAACAGGACGTTGGCTATTTTTACGTTTTGTATACGAAGGAATAGCAATGTATACAGGGCCAGGTGATCCTGTATTTGAGTTTCGTTATCACGAGCCCACAGAACATATTATATGGAGTTTAAAACAATGACACAGAATCAAATTTTAGTAGCAGTAGGCATATGGTTAGTATTAATGGTCGTTTGCTACACCCACAGTGGTTGGCGCAATATGCGTGACTGCTATATGATGTGGTTTACAAAGGCGTACTGGACTAACTATAATACCGTAGAGTTTGTATCGTGGGTAGCCAAGGCCGTTATTATTATTCCAGGTTTGATCTTTGGAATTCAAATCTGGGAATTGTATTATCTAACACTATTAACCAGCGTAACATTAATCTGGGCAAGCCGTAAAAAAGCCTTACCAACCTTAGTGGGTTTTAATACTATGTGGGCTTGGTTGAGCTTAATGGTATTGGCACAGCATTGGATCAAGTAAGGGAAAGAGTATGGGACTGTTTGACGCATTTAAAAAGAAGCCAGAAGTAAAAGTAGAAGAAAAGCCCAAGGTTGAAAAAAAGAAAGTTGAAAAATCAGCTAAAGACCTTGCTACAGAAAAGGGCGAGCCATACGTTGCTATCCTTAGTGTAGAGTTAGATCCAGAGAATATTGGCAACGGAGCATTTGAATTAGATTGGAATGATAAATTCATCACTAATCTTGTTCGTTCAGGTTATCAACTTAAACCCAACGAGTCGGAAGATATTATTGTTGATCGTTGGTTCCAAGATGTTTGCCGTAACGTAGTTCAAGAAAACTTTGAACAATGGGAAGCCAATCAACCTTATGAAGTTAGGCCACGTGTAGTAGATCGCAAAGATTTAGGCGACGGAAAATCTGAAATATCTTGATAGTCTATGTAAACGGTGACAGCCATAGTGCCGGGGCAGAAGCGGTAAACCGACATGCGTTTGCCGAAGATGATAGTCTTTACTGGAATATGGGCAGGTGCCCTCATCCAGACAATCTACAGGCCAGCTATGGGTGTGAGCTTGCTAACTATTTAGATGCTATACTCGATTGTGATGCTGAGTCGGCCAGCAGCAATGATCGTATATTAAGAACAACTTGGTCACACTTAGAGGGCGCACAAGGATTGCCTGTACAGAAACCCGATCTTATCATAATTGGATGGAGTACCTGGGAACGAGAAGAGTGGTTACACAACGGTACTTACTATCAAGTTACCGCCGGGGGTAGTGATACAGTTCCGTCAGAATTAGCAGATAAATACAAACAATGGGTTATCGATCAGGACTATGTCACCAGAGAACTTAAAATGGTTGCCTGGCATAATCGAATATTTGATTTTCACACCAAGCTCAACGAACTCAACGTAAAACATTTATTTTTTAATACCTATACAGACTTTGCTCCAATTGGCACAGGACAAATTACCAGCCATTCTATGCCAGTTCCGCCACCAAAATTTGACTGGGATGACTGTTACATCGAACCGTACAATCAAGACTATACCTACTATTATTGGTTAAAAAATCAAGGATTTAAAACAGTTCGCCCAGATTCATACCATTATGGTGCCGATGCACATCGTGCCTGGGCCAAATTTTTATACCAAAAATATATCCAACAGTTATTGACACAATAATCAATATATGCTATTATAACTACATGAAATATCTAATTGTAGACACCGCCAATACCTTTTTCCGTGCTCGTCATGCGGCACATCGTCAGAGTGATACATGGGACCGTTTGGGTTTCGCTGTACACGTAACACTTAGCAGTATTGCTAAAGCCTATCGTGATCAACGGGCCGATCACGTGGTAATATGTTTAGAAGGCCGTAGCTGGCGTAAGGATTTCTATGCCCCGTATAAAGCAAACCGTGCGGTTGCGAGAGCAGCACTTACAGAAACAGAACAAGAAGAAGATCGTTTGTTCTGGGAAAGTTTTGATGAACTTAAAACGTTCTTTTACGAAAAGTCCAATTGTACTGTTCTCCGGCACGAGTCGTTGGAAGCAGATGACCTGGTGGCAGGATGGATACAGGCACACCCACAGGATGAGCATGTGATTGTCAGTAGCGACACAGATTTTCATCAACTGTTAGCAACAAATGTAACGCAATACAACGGGATCGCAGATGAACTCCACACTATTGAAGGCATATTTGACAAAAAAGGTGCCCCAGTCAAAGATAAAAAAACTAAAGAAAACAAAACCATCCCTAATCCAGCTTGGATCCTTTTTGAAAAGTGTATGCGAGGTGACCCCACAGACAACATATTCAGTGCGTTCCCGGGGGTCAGGAAAGTTGGAAGTAAAAATAAAGTTGGGCTCACCGAAGCCTACGAAGACCGCGATAAAAAAGGCTTTGCGTGGAATAATCTAATGTTACAGCGTTGGACTGATCATAACGGTGTTGAACATCGTGTATTAGATGACTATCTACGTAATGTACAATTAGTAGATTTAACAGCACAGCCCGATCATGTTAAACTATGGATAGCCGAAACTATTGCCGCCAACAGCGTAGCAAAAGATATACCGCAGATTGGAACTAAGTTTATGAAGTTCTGCGGCAAATACGATTTAAAGCGTATCAGTGATAACATACAAGGTTTTGTAGATTTTTTAACAGCAAGGTATCCAGAATGAATTGGTTAAAACGTAAAATAAGACGCTGGCTACAGGAAGAAGACTGCTATCCAGTAGAAGTTGCGG